AATGGTTCTAAGGGTGCTATTAAAGTATTCTCTTATGAATGGAACGTTAGTGGTAGGTCAGGTACTTCCTGTATGCTTAGTGAAGTTCAGGTCACTGATCTCATAGAGTACACCGAAGGTGGTGAAGAGTTCTAATGGGAGATCTAATAGACCTTAAAAAATATAAACCACTAAATAAAAGAGATGGTATAGAAAGCGATATTGCTATGTTCTCTGTACTATGGTTCGTAGAACATTTCGGTGAGTTATTATCAGGTTTAGACGTAGAAGTACGCTATGCTTTAGTTATTTCTACTTACCGTTTCATGTTAGACTGCGAAAAGAATGGTGACGTTACTATAAATAAAGAAGGTTTTTCTATAGATAATGAAGCCAGTAAACAACTACAACATAAAATAAAAAATGCTGTAGATTTTATCCCAGAAAAATTAAACTGAGATAATAGGAACGAATCATCCCTTGTTCTCCCTCAAGGGGTGATTCATTTTTAGAAAGGAGATATTATGAATATACAACCCAAACCAATAAGCGCCGTATGCAAAGCTACTATAACAGAACACTTATGTATAACCAAATTAAAGAAACTAGGTTATGATGCTTCTATTGTACATATGGGTGTAAGTGATATTATACTAGATGTTGACGGCGTATTACTAAAAATACAAGTAAAGTCAAGTAAAATTAAAAAGACTTGCTGGAACAGACCAGGTTATGGCTATCACTTTTCAATTACAAGAGGTGGAGGTAATAATAAAAGCAGAGTTACCAGTAAAGATTGTGATATCCTAGCTTTGGTAGCGTTCGAAAGAGAAAGAGTGTTCTTTAAACATATCAGTGAATATAGTAACAGATATACAATGAGAAAGCCTAAAGACTTCTTTGATGAACCTGACATACTTAAAATAGAAAGAGATAGTTTAAATAGAGCCTTACAAGTACATAAGGAGCTACATCATGCGTAAAGGAGGAGTATATCTGGCAGGTAAGATGGAACAAGTACCTGTAGAAGACATGAGAGAATGGAGATGGACTGCAACGCAACACTTCAGAAACTGTAAGGTCCCTGTCTATGATCCAACAAGAAGAATACCTCTACATACTCAAATAAAAGGTAATCTGGAAGACGAAAGAAAAACTCTGGATACTTGTAGACGTGTATTTAAATTAGACTTACAAGACATAGCTAACAGTACTGTGATACTGGCTGATGTAAGGCGTACCTCAACTGATAATGCACCTATTAATATAGGTACAGGTACTGCTATGGAAGTAATGTTTGCCCATACTAAAAATAAAATTATTATCTGTTGGGCTAACAAAGAGGATCCTATACATCCCTTCATGGAAGCAGTAGCTACAGAAAAACATTATACTCTGAATGATTGTGTAGATGCTTGCTTAGAATACTTCGATATAGGAGGGCGAGTAGCTTTCCCTGAGTTATAATCATAAAGTAAAGGAGCAGTAGATGTTTACCGTAGAAATGAATGATAAGACTTCTGAAATAACTGTAGTGTGTGATGAAAACCTCTATCCAGACCTTAAGATGGTCATAGGAGATTATGAAGTTTTTATTAGCCAACATTGCGATGATACAGATACTTCTAACATAGTAAGAATAAGTAACAGACAGTTAGCTGAGATGTTATTATCTATGGAACAGAAGGCAGGCGTATATAACACGGAGTTAAAGAAATGAGAGTACCAGACGAGTTACCTAAGCTAGATAACATAATACCTAAAACAAAAAGATGGGAAGGTCAAGGTCATTGGCGTTCAAAGAAAGCTATGGACCCTGATAAGTATTTTGGTTTCTTATACTTCATTCATAACCTACAGAACGGTATGTACTACCTTGGATGTAAGCAATATAAATCTTGGGGTAGAAAAACCCGTAACAGAAACTACGGTAAAGAAATGAATTGGAGAGCCTACACCGGTTCCTGTAAAGAACTTAATGCAACAATAAGACAACAACATCATGATTACTTTTGGTTTGTAGTAATCAGAGAATGTAAAACAAGAGGAGGATTATTCTACCAAGAAGCAAACCTACAACACAAGCTTGACGTGCTCACTAAAAGAAAAGGAGATAAGCGATTGTTTTATAACGGAAATATTAGAGCCGTTAAGTTCATTCCAAAAGAATATTAACCAGAAAGGAGGCCCGCAATGAAGCTAGTCATTGACATCGAGGCTAACGATTTATACCACAAAGTAAACGATATATTTGTTATATCAACCCTTAATATAGACACAGGAGAAACTATTTCTTACAGTGATCATGACCCTACTATTCCTAATCTAGATGAAGCCTTTGAGTACTTAACTACAGCGGAACAGCTTATCGGACATAACATAGTAAGATATGACTTACCTGTTATTGAAAAAGTCCTGGGATGGACCTTTCCTCTGGATAAGTGTTATGATACTATGATTATGAGTAAACTTAATTGGTTTCCACGTAAGACTACATACGGTAGACATTCTCTTAAAGCATGGGGTAACTTCCTTGGTACCCATAAAGGTGAGTTCAATGAGTTCGGACAGTACTCTACTGAAATGAAAGAGTATTGTGAACAAGATCTTCAAGTGACTTACCAGGTGTATCAAGTCCTTGAAAGAGAAAAGAAATCTATAATGAGAGCCAGTGCTAATAGGAAAGTAACTTATGATAAAGCTATTAAACTCGAACATGAAATATCTTATTGGTCAGCTGCTCAGGTAGCAAACGGTTGGAAGGTTAATAAACAAGGTTTATGGGACCTCATAGAAAAGATTGGAGAAGAAATCTATGAGATAGAAGAACGAGTTGAACCTAAACTGGGTGACATGGAAATTCTTATTGACAAAGAACCTAAAACACCACGCTATACTAAGAACGGTAACTACACTCAGGCTACTGCTCGTATGCTTTCAGAATGGAAAGGAGATTATGTAGATATAAGTGATGCTCATAAAGAAACACCTCCCATCAAACCCGGTGAAGAGTTTCAACGTAAACAAACAGTCAAGGCCCGCCTGGGTAATCAAGAACACCTTAAAGAGTTCTTATATAAAATAGGCTGGGTACCTGATGACTGGAACTGGAAGAAAGTCGGAGGTGAGTTTGTTAAAGTATCACCGAAGTTAACTACTAAATCTCTTACAGCCCTTGGAGACATCGGTGTAGACATTGATATGTACTTTACTCTAAGAGCCCGTAAGTCTATTCTAGAAGGTTGGTTAGATGCAGTAGACGATAATAACAATAGACTCTATGGTGATGTTATAGACTTAGGCGCTGCAAGCGGAAGGCAAACACACAAAATCGTCGCCAACATTCCTAGCCCCAAGGCAAAATATGGCAAAGAAATCAGGGAGTTAATGGAATCTGAACCAGAAAAGACTCTGATCAGTGCCGATGGTGCTTCCTACCAAGCTCGTATCATGGCTCACTTCGTAGGTGATGAAGAGTTTACTCAAGAGATTCTTGCAGGTGATATACATCAAAAGAATGCTGATGCAATAGGTTGTTCAAGAGATAAAGCTAAACCTTTCTTCTTTGCATGGGCCTTTGGTGCAGGTGGAGCTAAGCTAGGTAGAATACTAGGTGTGAGTGCTAAAGAAGGTGCTGAAGCTAAAGAAAAGTTTCTGGCTCGATGGCCTCAGCTGGCAGACTTAACTGCTAAAGTACAAGGTGCAGCTGAAAGAGGCTACATTAAAGCTATCGATGGTAGACGACTGTATGCCCCGGAAGCTTATAAAGCCTTTAACTATCTTATACAAGGTACTGAAGCTATTCTTATGAAAGCAACTGTAGTAAAAATTAATGAACAATTTCAACAAGATAATATAAAAGCTAATCAACTATTATTTTATCATGATGAATGTACATGGGAGTTAGATGATGCTGCTCAAATACCTAAAGCAGAATCAATAATTAAACACTGGTTTGAAGAAGCGCCTAAGTTTTACGGTGTAACTATAATGGAAGCAGGTGATATTAAATCAGGTAACACCTACATGGAGGTTCACTAATGAAAAACGAAGTATTAAAACAATATGACTTAATGTTAGGTCATGTAATCAAAGATAAGTTTACACGAGATGAATACTTTAGAAGACAATTTTATCCTAAGTATAAAACAAACGGTTATCAAGTGTATTGGATTAATAATGATACTCATACTTCTTTAGAAGACGGT